TCACTTCTGGATTGATTTTTCTTGATTTGCTTGCTCAATGTCTGCAAGGAGCTGTTTTGCTCGATGATTGTTTTTCTGCAACTTGACAATGATTCCTGTGCACTCATTAGCTCGCTCCTTATCTTCTGATAAGATAAACGCTGCTCTTCGATTAGCTTCGTCAGCTCTGTCGAGTTCGCTGCTTGCACTGCCGACGTGTTCTGCAGCTTGATCAATAGATTCTCCTGCTTGTCGATTATAGTCACTAGCTCTCTGTACTGTTCCCTTGACATTATGATCTGTGTCGGCATCTCTGCTGCTGAACAAATACCATGCACCAGCACAAATGATACAAGCAGCAATAATATAAATAAATAATTTACTATTTTGTTTTTCATTAGGCATAATCACCACCTCATTTATTAATAATCAACCTGTACGGCGTTTTCTATGCCCTCGCTTATATTGACTTGCGTTTAAGAGATAAAACACCGCACAAGCCAATTGTGTGGTTAGTTGTTACTCGACACTTAACTCACAGCTCGAAATAATGATGTAATGCGCCAAGTGCAAAACCGATGATCATACCAGCCCAAAAAAGTTTACTGGTGATATACTCTTTAACCGTTTCCATGTTCAAGCCTCCTTCCAACTATTTAATCGAATATTTTTCGCCGTTTTGCGCGAATATTTTTGCGAATATTGCCAACCGTCATATTTTACGATAAGCGCAGGATTTTCACCAATTATGATGCCACCAGATCGCCTTACCACGGATCACATCACCGCCTGGCTTTAGTACTCCATCGCCCGGTAAATCAGGTAATTTCCACAGATCCCATCTTTCAAAAGTCGTTGCAGGTCCGTAGTCATCTAAATCAGCCGCCTCAGCGTGCGTCATTACAGTATCAGCATTAATGTCCAATCCAAGTTCCTCACACAGTACAGCTACAACTTTTGCCATACTATCTATCTGCATAGCTGTCGGGGGCACCGTCCCAAAATCAACACGACCATCGACATAAGCTACAGCATCTACACAGCACGCTAAAGCAATCCCAATAGCTTTAGAATTGCGCCGCCATGTATGGGCCTTGTATTCGGTTAAATCATCTGTAGTCGCCATAATGGCTCCATCACTATCAATATTTAAATGGTAGTCGCTAAAAAACTGGTGATAATGACCAGCCGACCAATGTAAGTAAATTTTATCAATACTGCCTTTTGCGGCTTTAGACGACTGCCGCAATTCGTCCAAGGTTATCCTTTTAATCGTCATTATTTTCCATCTCCTATCTTTTTACCAATTTCACCAGGGGAACTATTGAACTTACTATTTATCAGCTTATTAGCGATCTGTGTTGCCGCACTGCCGCCACCGGTCATCGTAGCAAAAGTTTCATAGTTGCCCCACGTCATACCTTTGTAGATCAAATAGCAGCTGCCAATCAAAAAGGCAGCAAACCCGACAACGGATAAAATCCGCGTTAACGAGTATACGCCGCCTTCTTTCAGCATTTCACTGATTTTTTCAAGCATTTACATCATCTCCATCCGGTTCTGTCGGCAATGCCATGACTTTACGCTTTATGTCGTCCATAACCCCATTGAGCCCCAGGTTATGATAAGCATTATAAACATTTTCAAAACTTTGTTTAGCGTAAATCGGCATATAGCCTTTATCATAATAATAATGGTTATAGGTTTGGATCATACGATCACGCAGCATTGCTTGCATACCGGTTTTAATAGCTTCATTTTCCTGATTGACGGTTCTTATCTTTTTGATCATATAACCCGCTAAACCGCCAACCAGCAAATTTATACCGTAAACAACTACTTCATTCATTTCACACCGCCTAAATTTTACTTGTCCATTTTATTTTTTTTACTGCGCTTACTGACTTGCTGGCATTCACCTTGTTCCGCAAGCTGTAAAACCGATTATAGGCCGCAGACTGTTCGGCAGCCGACTTGACCAGTACGCTTTGAAAATCAGATGCCGAGAGCATTACCCAAAGGCTTACACCCTCGGCATTTTTCACACCATAGCCATTTTCACCTTTTAGCAACGCTACATTATATGCTGAGTTAAATTTATTAATGTCAGCTTCCAATCGGTCAAAATAATAGGCAGTATCACCGACTTTGTATTCAGTTGGACGGTCTCGTTCTGCTTCATAGCCCGCATAAAGTTCAGCGATTTTTTGCGTTTTTGTTTCCTGCAGGTCTAAATCGATCGTACTTCTTTGGATGTCAAAGCTTTCCAGCTGCGCATCCGTAGGATTTAGCGGCCAGGAGATATTCGGCAAAAGCTTCTTGATTTTATCAAAGTTATCATAAGTATTACCCAAATAAGTGTAGACTGTCTTTTTATACATTTTTATCCCCCTTATGCGTACGGTATTGCAACGGTATCACATACCTGAATTGAAAAACTATCAGTATCGTCAACAATGGCAATGACGTTTATGATGTTTGCGGCATTTGCTGTCAACGTTGGAGCAGTACCCGACGGATAATAAACGGCTGCGCCTGTTGGGAATGTCCACGCTACCGTCGGAACGGTCGTGCCGAGATAAATGAAGAAACTCAACGTTTTAGTCATATATGGAACGCTGCCGATTGTTGCTTTGAAATTCATACCTGAAAAATTCATTGTTAGGTTTGAGGGGTTATTGATTGAACAGTTAATCAAATAACAGTTTGCAGCAGCTTGGTAGCTAATTGTATTTCCTGTATTCGGCGTTGCATAATAAGTATTTTCTGCCGTTCCTGTAAAATATAAGCAGTTTTCAGCGTTGCCCGCGCGGATGACGCCCGTGTTTGCTCCGGGTTGATTAGTTGAGCCAACAGTTAGTCCATTCGCTATAGATAGATTGCCTGCTGTGTCGAATGTGGCCGTATTATTGCCTTGTGCGCCAGCTATAAATTGAATATTACCCGATTGTTCCGACATGATAATTAAATTTTTAGTTTCTTTATCAATTTCCAAAAACTTAAAGCTGCCTACCTGTAATGCGGCATTATTGGCGTATGTGAGGTTAGTGTTATTCTGTAAAGACAATACGCTGTAATCTGTGCTAATGGCTTCTGCTGCGTTAGATAAACGCATACCGGCCGTATTGTCTGCCGCTTCCGGGTATAAGCCAATAAGTTTAGTAACACTACCTATCATTAGATTATTAGCTGTGCTAATGATAGTTGCTGAATTATTAGCCAGTGCCAGTTTAGCGGATGTGGATGTACCGGAAATAGTCACTAAATTTCCTGCAATACCACCGCTGTTATCGTGGGCGAACGTATGAGTTGTACCATTGCCGCAAAGGTAGGTTATTGCGCCGTTGGTATTACTGGATATACGAGTTTGAGTTACCCCACCGCCCCGGTATCCTAATGTCAATACGCCGCCTACGTCTACGCCGCCAACTGCGCCCGAGGTAACACGCAAGTCATTTTCAAAAACATTGCTGCCCGTAAAGGTGTTGTTTCCTGCTGCGGTAACGTCACCGCCCCCGCCAGCGACAGCATCGTCAACATACTTTTTCGTCGCTGCCATGAGGTTAGCAGTAGGCCCGCCGCTGAGCGTCAAGGGACCTGTAAGTGTACCTCCATCTTTAGCTAAAAACGTATCCATTGCATAACCCCGTGTAATCGCACTGTTAGTAGCTGTCCCTGGATTGGTAAAAGTTACCGCTCCATTGTAGGTCGATGTTCCGGCAAAAGTATTATTACCGGTAAAAGCATTATCCGCTGCTGCAGATACATCGCCCCCGCCTGCCCCTGCTACGGCACTATCTACATACTGTTTAGTAGCAGCGCCTAAAGCAGCTGTAGGATCAGCAGCAAGTGTTAATGGACCTGTCATTGTGCCGCCTGCCTTGGGCAGTGCATTATTTGCTGTAGTCTGTGCTGTAGCTGCATTGGTTTTAGCCGTATCTGCTGTACCTTGAGCAGTAGCTACTGCAGCAGTCAGCTCCGTTAAGTCAACGTTACCACCAAGAGTATCCCACTGCGTGCCGTCCCATGATACGTTATCGCCCGCTTTAATATTGTGGTCTGGGTCTGCCGTTTCGATGTTATAAGTATCGCCTTGTTGCTGCCCTGCTGTTGGCAGGTCAGCATAAACAGCTATTGACCCTTTAAACTTATAGGCACTAGCTAGCCCCAGTTGTGCCGCAGTGACTTTATGCGGATTATCAAAATCACTTACATGCGCTGCAAGACCATTAGTAACAGTAGTGATGTTCCCTTCTGCTGTCGTTACTCTTGTTGTAAGCGCAGTGACATTGCTGTTGGCCGTTTGGAGCCCGTTGGTTAATGTGGTGATATTCTCTTCGGCCGTGGTTACTCGGGTAGTTAATCCAGTTATAGACCCAGTCAGACTTGTTACTGCGGCGTCAAGTTCGGCTGCCGTTGTAAGTTTATACCATTCTGACCAGCTATCAACCGTGGCAGGGTCGCTATCTTCGACGATATGCCCGAAACGACTATATACTGAGCCTGTTGCTTCGCTTATGAAAATATGCCGACACATTGTATCATTGTAATCATTATCAACAGTTAACCAGCCTTTGGCTTTTTCTGGTGAATGAAGATTGTCTGTTGCCATCATATACCAGCGCTGTACATCCACATAATTATTGAAGTCTACAGTGTCTGTCACGTTATCATAGTGTGTCAGAAAAGTTAGTTCGTTCACCGAAGTCAGCGCCTGATTTGCTGTTGTTTGTGCGGCGGTTGCAGCGTTAGCGGCACTATCCGCAGATGTCTGTGCATTATCTGCAGCTGTCTGTGCATTATCCGCTGTCGTTTGTGCGGCGGCTGCAGCTGTTACTGCATTGTCTGCTGTCGTTTGGGCTGCTGCCGCAGCTGTAGCCGCATTATCTGCTGTAGTCTGCGCATTTGCTGCAGCAGTAGCAGCATTATTTGCTGTAGTCTGTGCATTTTGAGCAGTAGTTTCCGCATGGTTGGCTATTTCTATTGCTGATTGCGCTGCATTATATGCTTGATCGGCTGTTGTTAAAGCTTGATTGGCGATTTCGTACGACCCATAAGACATATTGCCGATATCGTTAATAGCATCTTCGGTTTGCTGTTCAAAGTTAAGTCCTGGTAGTGGTCCAGTCAACGGTGTATACTGAAATTTATAGTATGACCGATTATTTATTAAAGTCTGGATGTCAGCAGCAATACGCGCTGACCGTAAAGATGCGGTACGTGATACTTTGGTATAATTCATTTTTACTACCTCCTTTAATCCGAAATCAACGGCAGCCAGCGTGCCCATTGACAGCCGTCAATAAAATAGCTCGCTCCTTTAGGTACGGGAAAAGAAATGCTTGTTGACCCTTGACCGTATTTACTACGTCCCGCGGTTTGCATTACTATTAACCCGTTGACGTAACCTGTAATAGTTTGATTCCTGTTGCTCAGTGCTGTGATTATTCCATCTGTCACGACAGTACCGGAAGTGCCTACTGTCTGATACGCTCCAAAATGCGTAGAGGTCGGCTTTGGTATTTCTCCTATCGATGTATCTATTTGTTTTTGGGCTTCATCTGACGTTATCCCGCCAATAAAGGGCAGTATATCTTGCCAGTAAGTTTCTGATCCTTGCGTACCTGGAACTTTCACTCCTGCAATCGTATCGACACCATTTTCACGCAAACACATAAAGAATTTCTTATCTTGCAATACCATACAATTAGGCGCATATCGTAATGTTTGTTTATATTGCCACTGACCGCCTGACTGTAACCAATAACAAAAAGCCGAAAGCATATAATACATACCGTTAAAATCTGCTCTCTGAGGCGGCAAACCGCCTGCTTCCGGTTTTACCTGTGTTATCGGTGGGAAGCCCTGTGTTAAACTCGCGCGTCCATCCGTACCGGCATTATCATCTGGTGGGATAGTTTTTAAGCCTTGATCTGCAAAAGGCCGACTAAAAAGATTGACTGGTTCCTGTACTACTGGTAATGTTGCCATAATTTACCGCCTTTCTATTCCGTTATGGTTCCAACAGGGTCAAATACGCCGCAGTTAAAAGGCTGCAACCCGCTGCCGGCAAAACCAAAAACATTTTCTTTATCGATCTGATATAAATCCCATCCTACGCCAGCTCCGATACATAAAGTTCCTCCAACTTTAAACAACGCTAGTTCTTCATCTGTAAGATAACGTTGAAAAAGCCAGCGAACGTGCATGGGATAAGTATTGTAGTAAGTACCGTTTTCATCCTGCGCTTCGATGATGACGCTGAAAACCATAGCGTTATACTGTGGAAACAGCTTATTAATCATGTAGTTTAGTGTATAAAGCGATGCGTCAGTAATATTAGCCAAAGCTTTATACATAAGCAATGTCCTGTAAAAATCATCATCAAGCGTTATTTTAGTATCATCATCTAAAATAATAGTGCGTGCAATACCAACGATATTGCCCCATGTATCCAGTCCTACACCGGTAGCTGTTTTAATGTCCATCATATTTTTATAAAAAGTCTGGATATCGGCATCCGGGCGAATATTGGATCTGAAATCATCAAGTATTTGCTTAATCACAGGGCTTGCTGAATACTGCGACTGTATGTACGGCTGTGGTTCCAGCCTGATATCATCGCTTGCCCTGACGTCCTCTTGTCCATGAAAGTCCATATTAAGCCTCCAAAATTACCGTTACGTCATCCTCCGACAACGTTGGCATATTATCCAGTGGGATATCGACTTCGTCGCTGAAAATCCCATTTGACGGAAAAGCAACCTCTATAGACGAAAGATTTTTCACACCGGCACTCGTAACCGAGTTATAAAAACGGCTGGCATACAGAGTATCACCCATTTTCACCCGTGGCTCATCCACGGTTTGGCCATTAAAGTTAGCCAAAACAGCAGCTTTAATATCTGCAGTAATGGTAGTAGGTGTTGTCGCTGTCTGTTTAAGAGTCACCTTGACTGCTGCTCCTACTACAGTAGGACTTTGATAATAATAAACCTGCTCACTGCCATTAGTAGGATCTGCAATCGTTACCTTCGTGTTTCCTGTGGTCCCGCAGCCGCCGTCAATTTTTTCGTGCATCGCCATAGCGATTTCTTCCTGTTCACCGCCGTAAACGCTCAAATAAACGCTGTGTGGTGGGATAGTGACGCCATACTTAGTTATCGTCACATCACCTCGATTCTGCTCGATCCTGCAGGCAATAACACCATCGATATTACCGACTGTCCCTTCAACAGCTTCTGCAAGCCCGTGGGCATTTTTAGCGACACTGTCACTGCGGCGCTGCTCAAATTCAGCCTGCGTCTCAAAATCGCGCCCCGGAGCACCAGCGGCAGCGTTATTGACACTGTCCCAACCAGGTATTACAGTAATGATCTTATTAACGATGTTTGCGCCTACCTGTACCGGCCCATACTGACTACATCTAAAGATACACTCTGCCGTACCAGTTGCACCTATCGTCGTAGCATTGATGTTATAAAAAGTGTAACCATTGACATCCTGCACTACTGCGCCATAAGGGATTATAGTGCCCTGCAAGCCAGTACACTGGCATGTTACCAGTGTCGGTTGCGCAACCTGTCGATCTAAAAAATAAATCGCAGCTAAAGCATCCTGATAAATACCTGTGGCCGTTTTAGGGTTAAATCCATTAGCCAGTCGTAATACTTCTCCGTCTTTTTCGGCTACTAATGCGGCCATACCATCAATTAGCTGACCTGCTGGCGTTTCTGGACCGGTATTAAGTTCTGGCGCACTTTCATCAGTTTTAAATGCAGTTTTCCATTCCGTTGCAATTTGATTGCGTATTGTGCCAGTTTCATCAGCAATAAAGCCGGTATCAGGGTTAAATATTATTGCCATATTCTTGCTCCTTTCAAAAATGGGTATAAAAAAGACACTATAGAGCTATAGTGTCTAAAAGCATTCGTACTACGTATTGATTTAATACGTAGTACGTGTTATAATTATTTCACAAGGAGGAGTTAGCGTTGAAATTCAAGGAACTTGAAAAGATGATTAAAGATGATGGCTGGTATTATGTTGGAACGCGAGGTTCTCATTACAATTACCAGCACGCAACTAAACCCGGTAAGGTGACGATACCAAACCACAAGGGCGATATCCCTAAGGGAACTGCTAATTCCATTCTCAAACAGGCAGGCTTGAAATAAAGCCTGCCAATCATTAAAACGAAAGGATGATAAAAATGTTATCTGCTTATCCAGCTTGCTTCTATAAAGAAAAAGACGGGGGCTATTCAGTTATTTTCCCCGATCTTAACCACCTTGCAACCCAAGGCGACTCTCTGGAAGATGCCTTTACTATGGCAGTAGATTGTCTTGCCGGCTACTTATACGGAGCAAAAATCGACAATGAAATTATTCCTCAACCGTCAGACTTGAAAAGTATTGACCCTAACGAAGAGTATGACGAATATGAAGAATGTTTTGTTAATATGGTTACAGTCGATGTTGTCGAATATGCTAAAACCCACTTTGAAAAACCAGTTAAAAAAACACTGACTATTCCAAAATGGATCAATGATACTGCCGTTGTTCAAAAAATAAACTTTTCACAAACGCTCCAAGAAGCATTGCTCAAAAAAATCAACGCTTAATCTTTGCCGCTTAGTATCGGTTTTATAAAAAAAGACGCCTACTTTTGTAGACGTCTTTTTATTTAGTTATTCAACCGGTATGCCAACTGTGATATGCAGGTTTTTCATATCTTCAACATTGTATACCATAAAATCATCTTGCTTTAGCAGCTCCAAAATATCTGCTTTGCATTCTTCAAAACTTTCCGCTCCTAAAGCAAAAATTTACTTCTTATCTGTGTCTATCAGCAGTGCTCTTTTCATTATGCTGCACCACCTTTGCTGCGCAGATGACCCTCAATAAGTGCTAAAGCCTTTTGATTATACATGAAAATCTCAACTTCTCTATTGCAATGTTTGGCTATATCATGGCAATAGCATCCATATTCATCAGTTTTTAGCCCTAACAGGTTAGCAATTCGTCCTACTTTGTTGCTAGAAATATTATTCATTTTAGCTATTTCTGTTGCACTGTATAGCTTTTCCACTTTAGGCGGCGGAATAAGTTCCTCGCCAGCCACAAGATTTGCTGCACCACGCACAAGCAGTTCTTTCCACACTGGCAAGCCAGTTTCCTTTGAGCAACGCAATAGCAAAGCTGCTTTTCTACAGAGGCTATTATTAAACATCGCCTGTTCCCTCATGGTTGGGGCTTTGTGATTTGAATACGAACCGGTTTTGCGAATAGCAGGAATTACCTCATGTGTTATCCAGCGTTTAAAAGCTTTAGCTTCGGGCTTGCGACTTGACAATACAAGGTTGTACAAGCCGTATTCGTTGACTACATTTGTCTTTCCCTGACGACCTAAGTTCAACTTAGCCCGTTCGTCTTCTTCAAGTTGTTGCATAGACATTGAAGGATTAGTAAGCCCTAAAGCTCGACAAACATCAGCTGCAACAAATAAAATTTCTCCGCCCTGTTCAACGGTTCTGATTTCACCGAATTGTTCGTTTTCAAAAATCTGTAAACTATTCATTTATACCATCCTTTCAAATCACCAAAAGAAATGATATAATATATTTATCATCCTTTTGGGTGTGTTAAATAGGACATTGCTTTCGCTTTGGTAGGTGCGGCAATGTTCTATTTTTTTATATCGGCATAAACCTTTTTAATCCCAGATATAACAATTTCTGTTTTAGTAGTATTCAAACTTTTTGCACATTCTTCAAGCATTCGTGCTTCTTCTTCTGTCATGCGTATCCTAGTTTGTACTACCCGAGGATTATTTGTAGGTCTACCCATTTTAGCATTCACTTTCTCACCTCACTTTCGGTTACACGTATATTATAAATTTTGCGTAACCAAAAGTCAAGGTTTTTCCGCCTACCTCGGAAAATTTTTTTACAACTGTACACTTACCGTTGTTCCACCGTCCAATGTAATCACTACATTGCCACTAATAAGCCGACCATCGTCGTCATATTCGAGCACCGGTTCGCAGCCAGTCGTCCCCGATATTGACTTAACCGCCTTTTTTATGCGATTAATAAGCATGGACTCCGAAACATCAGGACGTTTCCCCAGTTCGATATCAAAGTGTGGAATGCCTTGAGTTGCATTAAAATAAGCGTCATTAGTAAATAGCCTGATTGCATTTGCTGCGTTCTGTGCCACAGCATAAGCACCTTTTGTAGTTGCGATATTCCCAGCGTCATCAAGTTGAATGTCCCAATTTTTGTTAAGGTATAAAGTATGCCCATTTTCGATAGCGTCGGTGTAAGGATTAAGTTGATCATCGTAGTATTCTTGTTTTTTCATTTTTGTTACCTTTCATTGCGCTAATCTAAAAGGATTGATATGAAAAGCTATCATAGCCCTACCGCTTAAGCCTTTTATTTTCCAACCTAAATAAATTCTTATATAGAACCATTTACAATATTTTTTACAATAGTAAAAGCTCCACGTTTTAGTAAAAATATTTCTGTTATCCTGCACGGCACCGATATAACAGGCGTCTTGCTTTGAGTTTTCATAATTTAGGTAAGTCTTGATGTCATACTTATCATAATCACGTCCACAAACCTCGTAAGAAAAGCCGTAACCAGTATTGCGATATAACCACCATAAACGGCAGAAATAACGCTGCACGCGCTCTTTAAACGTAAAATGAGGGTCGATTATTTTAACATATCCTGGTATCATCAATGCCCCGTCTTTCACTTCGGGATAATAAATATAATGCTTGTCAAAATCGTATCTAAATATTTTAGGCACAACTTCTTTTGCCATAAAATCTACGTCAAGGCAGTTATCATACGTCTGCCACCATCGTAAACATTTTGGGAGATTTCCGTATTCATCAGCAAAAAAAATCACCAGCCAATTAGTCAGGTAGCAGATTATGCTAAAAGTAACATCAGCTATGATATATAATATCCAATTCATTTTATTCACCTTCTTTTAGTAATCTAGCACATTAGGTTTTACCGCGTTAATACGCTGGGAATATCTTATAAACGCACTGCCGCCTATTCCGTCTATTTCGCTGCTATAATCAACAGTAACACGATATGTTTTTAAAGGCGTTACTCCGACGTACGTGGTTGCGCCTGCGCTATCTTCTCCCGAAACACTAACCCATGTTTTTGTACTTGACCACATACTGCAATAGCAAGACTCGCCGACTATACTACCATTTATACCTGCACCTACATAAATCACATTTACGCCAGCCGGAATAGTTATATCAAACGTATCATAAAAACCGCCCCCGTCTGCTGCGGTTGTACTCCATAAGTCTGTGTCTATTGTCGGCAGCGGCAAGACTGTGTCCCCCCCGGATGTACTAACAAACGTCTATTAAACATGTTTAATCTCCTATCATGATATATTTGCCGTTATAGGTAATTTTTCAATCTCTCTATTGTATCCGCAATACAATACGTTGCATGGGAACATGAACAGTCCGCCTGTAACCGCTGCCTGTAAAATGTCATTATTAAAATAAACTAATTCGTTCGCTGTATCTAAATATCTTCCATTTGACACATTTGTTAACCTCAATGTTCCGCGCGCATTGCTGGCAAGGTCAGCCCAGCAAAAATAATCAACCCTATAGCGTTGCCCTGCTGCCACGGCAACAACTTGCCGAAATAGTCGGCTATACGTGGCATCCATCGTGCTACGCGGATACCAGTATAAACCCAGCCGCGTTACGTTTTCAGGAATGGTAAATATCGGCATATATTCTACTTCATTTTTGCTATTATATTGATTGCGGGAAGGAACAAAGCAGGCTTGAGGTACTTCGCTGGGTATGGGAATATCCCCCCCAGATATATTTACTAAAAGACGTCTGTTAAACATATTTACCTCCTTATTTTTGCGAAGTAATCTAATGGCAAATTATGATAGACTCTATATTTTACTGTTCCATACGGAATTTTTAAATTCACAAAACCAGGCTATGCGTCTGCCTACTTTGGTTCTGTATAAAATTTTCCAGCGCCCTATTTTATCGCCTGCATTTATCGTTTTATATTTCATTTAGGTACTCCTGTATTGCTATCGCCAGAACGCACATTACCATGCACGTGTTTCGTAAGGCTTATGCCATTAGCGATAACATCACCTTCAACAGTTACATCGCCTTTAATATTCACACCTGCTGTAGCAATCAGATTGCACTTATTATCCTGCGTCAATTCGAGATAGCAGCTAGGAGCCTGATTTAAAAAACCGCCGATGTAAAAACCATCAGACTGGCTGTGTTTACGCAAGCTGCCTGGCTGCTGTGGTTCTGTTGTCCCTGCTGTAACATTGCTGCTATCAGACTGTGCAAAAACAGCTATCCCTATATCTCCGGGCACCGGATCAATAACGACCGCTGCTATCCCCCCCTGCATCCTACTGTATGGCAAATGATACAACGTTACAGGCTGCACCGCCTGACCTTTGCCATCTACGTAGGTAACAAGTGGTAAAACATCTACATAGCCAGTCGCCCCTTGCGCCCCCTGCGCATCAACGGCAACGACTTTAACAGGCTGTGCAGTAGCTATTTTGTTCTGCAACATGCGTACAAAAAAATCTATAGCATTAACATCGCTGTTGCCGCTATAGATACTTTTTTGACCTTGTACTGCTTCATTATTTGCCACGCTTACACCCCCTGCACCCACACACCGTTAAGGCTGGTCATCCAGTCGCCGCCAGTTGGTTTATTGGCACTCAATTTATGCTCCAACTTACTTATCTTCCATATCCCCGAGGCGGCAGGCAAAATCGTTTTCAGCTCAAAAAATCCACCTAACTTAAGACTTGGATTAAAATAAACCTTGCACTGCACACCGTCGTTAGTAAAGGATGGATAACCATATTGTCCAGAATCGCCTTGAATTAAAACAATACCGCCATTGGGCTTAATTTCATAAGGCTGGATAATAAACTTTCGATCATCAATCAATAGATCAATACCTGTCTGTCGCGCTAACGCCCTCGCCTTCTGTATTGGCGACCCGGGGAAAACACTATTTTTAACGCTGCCTGTGATCCCCTTATTTTCAAAGCTATAGTTCGCTTCTTTGGCAAACTGCATCATCAGTTTTTCAATAGTAGTTTCTCCCCGTACGGATACCGGCGGGGTAGGCAGCTGATTTGGATAATACCCCGTTCTAGCTTCGATTTTAAAACTGACACTGCCGTCGTTATCAATTACCGGCACGGCCGCAGATATTTCGCCTTCAAAAACTGTGTTCAGCTTTCGTCCTACCTCACCAGCTTCGATTTTAATCACATTATTAAAAGTCTGTAGTTTCCTGAACGCCAGCATAGTAAGTTGCTGCATCGTGTCCAGCTTCATGTTATTTACGTTAACAGTAGCTTTGCCCATATCCTCGCCGCCTGGTTTAGATATGTTCACTTCTATTGGCAGACCTTCAAAGCTTACTGTATTGCTGCCGCCGGCAAAACTACCTTCCCGCAGATATACAGTTGTTCTAATCGTTTTTTCGCTAAAACTTGTCATAATTCTTCCTCGTAGTAAAGCACATAACGCGTTCCCAGCCCGCTATAATGCGGGGCAGTATCTTTGTTCGTCATGTCGGCAAAAAATAGCGTACCGCTAAAATACGGCGTTGGATACTGCACAATATCCATAGCTGTAAGGCAAATACCGCCTTGTCTGACAATGATGCCGTTGCAGGTCAAATCAATATACATATAATCGCCCTTTTGATAAAGATGTATAGTACAGTTTTGATCATTCAAAACGATATTAAATTCCTGATTTGGTATTTGCTGTAATGGTATGACTTGCATATTATCACCCCAAAGCCCCTGCTAATATAGATTTCTTTTTAACATGTTCGCCGGCTTCCTGCTGCCCGGCTGTCGGTTCGGCCGGTGTAGTAGTGCCGGTATTTACAGTGCTGGCGTCAGACGGATTTTTAGCATCGGCCGCCGTGATAGTACTTACGTCTGCAGTGCTATAAGCTACATCCACCTCACGTATCTCAATGAACTGCGCGTTGACATGCAGTACACCCAAGCCATCAGCAGCGTTAAGGCTGTAGTCATAATTTTGCAGCGTCATATGTTCATATTCATAAACTGGCGTCACGACGGAAAAATAACTGATTTCCTGTTTTAATGCATCTATTGTATCGATTACAGATTGCAAATAAGCATTAGTGCCAGAAAAAGACAAGTCCGCATTGATCTCCAGAGGGCTTGTAACTTTGTTGTAGGTCATGAATGACCCTTTTTCAATGGGTTCAGATACTACTTTCCCACCGGCGCTGACGCTGACCTGAAATACAGCTGCATCCGGCAGTACATTGCGACCCTGCTCGTTGACGAAACGCCATTTACTGGATTGTTTTTGTTTGTCTGAAATTGGTAATGTCGTCATGTTGTCACCTAATATGCCGGATTAGTGCTGTTGACCAAGTCGACTTGCGTATTGGCAAATAACCCGCCTGCACTCTCCGCATCTTTTACCCCGTTAAAAGTAAAGCTCTGCTTGATGTCTGTTGTCCTGCTGCTGTTGTCGCTTACAGCGCCAGCTCTGCGGTCATCAATAGACAGATGCACGTTTTTGTTCCCGTCACCGAAAAAGCTGACCAGCTTATTAAATATAGGCGCGACAAAGTCCCACCATTTGAACAAAGTATCCTTCATGCTGTCGAAGGTTTTGCTGAAACTATTTTTAAGCTTATCAAAAGAATTAGCCACTCTGTCAGTTGCCTCTTTACTTCCGGATACCAACATCCTTATCACATCGATAACAAACCAGACCGCATCATAAACTGTTTTAGCCCAATTCCAGACTGTAATACCGATACTGAGTAAAAGTTCGCCAAAATCGACAATATGAGGTTTTATTTCCGTCCACACTTCCAGCATAACAGTTTTAAATTCTTCAAATGCTTCAAGCGCATCTTTGACAAAACTATCTATCACCGCTTTGGCATTTTCTGTACTGCCAAAGATAGCTTCATAAAAATCACCAAAGGCACTTTCTCCACCTTCGAGCCAAACCATAAAGTCTTCAAAAACTAACCCTATGGCTAAAAGTGCTGCCAATAGTGCGCCCCATGGCGATAAAAGAAAAGCCTGCGCTGTTACAAATAGGTCTTTTAAAACCGGCAATAAATGTGCGGCTACAGCAACACCAAGCCCAATCAAGACTGGAATAAACGCCTCTGCGTGCTGTGCCAGGTAAGACATTCCCTCGGCAATTTTAGTTGCTATGGGTGCAAGTACCCTGTAAACCGGCAGAAGCATCATCTTCATAGCTCTGGCTAAATCATTACTGGCATTAGTAAATTCTTTGGCCGCTTTAGCATCTTCTTTGGTATACACACCAAGTCTTTTAACATGCTCTAACTGAGCATTGATACCGGCACTGCCTTGCTGTAGCCATGCCACAACATCAGCTCTGCCGATGCCTATCTGCCTGCCGACACCTGTAGCCTGCTGCTGCCCCATATTCTGAAAAGCATCTGACAGATCCAAGGCATACTGTTCGGTTGTTTTGAGCTTGCCCTGGGCGTCTTCGACTGCGGGCAGTATGCCTTTTTCTATAAAGTCCTTCAGCGGTCCTGACTGATTGACATTAACATCTATCATCCAGTCATTTAAATCAGCAAACAATTCGCCGACTTCCTCACCTGCTACGCCTGCCCTCTCGGCTGCACCCTGCCACTGCTGCAGCTTTTCGATGTTGATGCCTAATGATTCGCTTAACCTATCAATCTGAATAATCTCTTGCGTAAACTGCTGCACGATCTGCCCGGATGTAATAGCGGCTAGGGCAGGGGCAATTACGCCCATAGCTATACTGCTTAATTTACTGCTGACATTATCTACCAGCCCGTTGATATTTTTATCTACATCGCTGGTGTCCATGCCGATAGCGATAAAAAATTCGTCTACAATATTTCTACCTGCCATTGTTGCGCTTCACCTCCTCCATAGCCCGATATTCGTTGATATTATTGACTACAACGATCTCATAAAAATCGAGCAGATCCTCGTAGCTGTAAACGCTCTGCAATTCGTAAAGCGTCGCCAGCTTTTGGGATACTACGATACCTGTCAGCGTCCCGATGTTGCGGTAGTTTTCGCAAAGGTAATTGACGGCTGGCCCTGCTGACTTGGGGCACTCTGCCCGGACTGAAAAAAATCAAAATTCACCTTTAATGCTTCCCAGCGCAGGCGATACAGATTTTTAAATTCGCCGATTACTGCATCAATATTCGCCGCAGTACACGGTACAGAAAAGCTTGTATTAGCCGGGTCCGGTACATGCTCACAGCAGTTTAAAAGCTCATCGTAAAGCGGCTCTACTTTGTCATAATCCAGTTGACCAATAACCTTAAAAATTTCCTGCAGTTTGTCGGGTCCGCTGAATTTAGCCTTTAAGCTGCTGAACTCAAAATCGCTGACCTGTCCTGTGGCTGAATTAGCCAGCAGAGCGACAACCCTGTTGACCCAGCGCTCACCTTTGGTTGCTGGCATTTGTTTGACCTTAAAAGTCAACTGGCGGCCATCGTCAGTAAGATTAAATAAAACTTCTTTTCTCATGATTTACTCCTTATTTAACGCTTTCAAAGTCGAAGGTATAAGGGATAGGCGCAAAAACCTGCTGCGCATCTGCTAAAAGCTTGCCGGTCTTCAGTACGCCGTTGCTGTATGTAAGCGTTTTGCCCAGTGCCGGAATAGACATCAAAAGCGTGAGCCAGTAGATTTTGCGGCCGGAGCGTGTCGCCCTGGCTAAATTATCAAGATATTCAACGCTGGGGCTGGAAGGCTCAAGCGTGATCGTTAAAGTTTTAACGCCATCTACATAACCGGCAACCATTTGACCATCAACGCCTTTACGTGTTTCAGCAAAGGTTTCATCTGCCTGTGAGATCATGGCGTCGGTAGAAAATTGTTCTAAAACAATACCCTGTGGGAACAAGTCTTCACATTGCAGCACGATCGTAGCATCAGCGGAAGTAATGTTTCTGTTTTCCATGTTTTCAACTCCTTAGTTTTAAAAATAAACCCCTCGGATTCGAGGGGTTATATTTACAATACAGCTGTAGCCGGCAGTTCGACTTTATGCACACTGCCGCCATAGGTATACCACAGTCCCATAACAGGGCTTTCACGGTTAGCGCGCACGACTGCACCCGGATCAGTGATCTGCAAGTAGTAGCCGTTGGTAAATATCTCGCTGGATACATCCTGACCGATTTCGGTAATCAACTCGGCTTTCTGTGCTTCAGACAAAGTCACCCCTGTATCAATAATACCGTTGTTCAGCGCCCGGTTGATCGGGTCACTGCACCACGCTCTGATAATGGCGTAGCCACGTTCTACATATGGCACACGACCTGTTTGATTCAAGCCGTTCATAATTGCCACCTGCAAGGCATTACGGAGCCAGATATTACCTACATAGGCATCAGCAAAACCAAAGTTGCCGCCGATCATCTTGCCCTGATAGTATTGGATGAAATCGTCATTACGTGTAGCCCAGCGACCGTAATAGTTGCAGTTCATCGCTACCAGATTTTCTGCTGTAGTTTCATCTGTTACAGATGCAGCCAGTCCGGTTTGAGTTTTAAAAGCATACGTCACAAGGCCGTTAACCCGATTCCAGTCAATGCAGGCGCCAATAGAAAGGACCAGCAAAGCATCTTCTAACCCGCCAAAGGTTAAAATAGTACCTTCAAGATTTGCCGCAATTAAAGTATTGGGCAAATTTGAAGTATTGCTCGGTACCGTATCGGCAGCGTTTTGCGTCCAAGGACAGTACATATAAGACACATTCTGCAGGTTGGTCCATTCAGCCAAAGCAACAACAGTTGCATCATCGACTGCATCCAATGTAGTAAAGCTTACCCAGTTTTGATTCTGGTTGATAATACTGTCCATGTTCTGCCCCGGGGTCAGCTCAGCAGATCCGGCAGAAACAAGTGCTCCTGCATCTGTAGTCAGTCCTAAAGCCTGCGCCGGAGTATAACCGCTGACGGGCGTACCGCCCGATGCCACCGAAACAGCGGATGTTACGCCAGTCGTAGCCGATGTAACAATAAAGCTGCCTAAATTACTGTTATACGTTACTGTTGTTCCTGTAAGCTTAGCCTGCAACGCTGCGGCCACATCGCTTTGAGTGTTGGCGCTGCTAAAGTCCAGCCCTGTTACGCTTTTTTCAGTACCGTCGATGCTGATAGTCAGCGCCCCGGCCGTAATGGTTTTCAGCGTTTCAAGATTTTGCGATGCGCCGCCGATAAGACTGCCGGCAACCGCTTCTGTAAGCAGACGGGCAAAACGCAGACGACGCGGTTTTCTAAAGCTGTTGTCATAGCCTAAAAAATATTTTGTCGCAGCCAAGTATTCAGCACTATCCAGTCCAAAGTAACTGCCTACAGCTGCTTTAGACGTGAAAGCCATTGTCCCCGGTACGATGCACAAAGGGTTTGTCGTTAAAATAAGCCCTGTGATTTCCAGATCATTACCGCCGGCATTAATAACCCGCGGCGTTACGTTTACAATTTGTGATGCTGGGATTGCCATGGTATCACTCCTTTTTCGGTTTATGGTGAGCGTCGATATTTTCGACCAGGTTTATCTCGACTTTTTCGGCATACTCCTGACTTACACTTACGCTTTCCCATTGCGTAAGGTGCAGCGTCACGCGATAGCGGTGTATATACTGGTCACTCAAATCGACAAAAGGTAAATAGACCATATCGTCAGCGTAATTAAAGCCGATATCATAGCCTTTGAAAAAATCAACTGCAATATAGTCACGCCCCAGCGTCGCCAGTGCTGAAGCTCTTTTATGCGCTGTCATCTGATCATCACAGACAAAATCAATATCGATCGTGTACTCATGCAGGACCTTTGTCGTATAGATATTGTCGGCAGCCTGCGCATCGTCGCCGACATTGGTACCTACACGCGAAGTATCAGACACAGAAATTACCGTATAATCCTGAACATCCGGCAGACTGGCCCTGTTAAAATAACCTCGGTAAATATTGTCCTGTACCACACCAGGCGCGAATTTCAAAATAAAATCGTTTACTGCCTCAAACATTTGTATCACCTTTGCTCCAGTCGCTGGCGCTAAAATCCGGTGCCGTGATTTGCTGACTGATGCCTGCATTAGTCCAGCCGTCACGTGTCCAATCCTCAATAACAGACGTTATCAGCCACCAAGTACCATCAATCCGTTTAATAAAATCACCACTGCGTAAAAGCGGCTGACGTTGTCCTGCCGAGATCGGCATCGCCATATCTGAATATAAAAATATCTGTTCACTGGCTTTTGTATCGCCCACGCGTTCAAGATGCTGCAGAGCCTGTGTATCCAGCGGCTGAAAGTTTACCTTTACGGACTGCGGCTCGCTGTATTTGCTTGTGACTACCCCTTTAACGTTGACCTGACCAACAGACTGATAAAGGGTACATTCTTCATCAGGATGCACAGCAGTAATAACTCCCCGAACGACCTTATGCAAATTTAAACCGATCATGCTTTCACCTCATAACTGACGGCGCCAATCATTTGACCTGTATCAATCAGCACTGTTTCTGGATTTATCGCCTGCAGGTTTTTGCCGCTGCGTCCACGCCGTGCTTTAGCTTTGACAGTGGATTCTGCATTGCCGCCCGGCGGCCACGCCTTAATCGTCTTTTTAACATCGCCAACAGCAACAACCGCAGCGCGTTCATAGGCACGCTTAACATTCGCCCTTGACATACCTGCCATTTTGATATTTTTTTTGATACCAAGTACCCATTTCTTAATATTCTTGCGTGCAGTGTGCTTCATAAAAGGCCGACGCGGATTATGGCCGCCGTATTCGTTGAGATAGGCCACATAAGCTACTGGCGTTCCGTCAGGATAAGTTGCCCGTTCAAAGAACCCTACCTTAGCCTGTGCCTTGATTGCAGCTATCTCTCGCAGTTTTTGCTGCAGCTTTTCGCCACCGGTTATTTTTTTAACATGGACGCCAGGCATTGTAACGCACCCCCAGACGATATTTAGCAGTGGCAGCCCAGTAAATGGCTCCGCACTGCGTCTGCTGATACCAGTTGGCATTATTGAACGGCGTTACTGACACATTTACTTTACCCTCGGCGGCGCTGGTTATTGTTCCTACCAGCGTGTCACCACGCCCTTTAAGCGTTGCGATATGGCAGGTCAGGATATAAAGCAGAGTTTCGCGTTCGGCAAGGTCTGTAACCAGCGATTTAGGCGTGTTATTCAAAAGCAGAGTTGCTGCATTAAAATAATTGGTCAAAACGACATCGGACACAGCGGCAAATTGCGGATACAGTTCCTTGAATTTGGCAGGGTCAAATATTACTACCATGTCGCAGTTCAGCACGTTCTTTCGCTGCAGCCCTGGCTTTAGCTGCTGTAGTAGCAAAAACCAATCCTTTTTTAATAAACTCATCGTCCGGACGATGTTGTAAAATCCATTCCCAAGCATCTTTGGGCACACCCGTAGTCACGCCATAACCACCGATAGGGATAATGCCTTTTTCTTTGCCGCGCAGGTTTGTGGCATTACCTTTGATAACGATAGCTACTTGACGTCCGGAATTATCTGGAACCATAAATTTCAAGTCGCGCGGGTAGTTAGAGCAGACGGTTACAGTTTCACCGCTAGTCTGCATCGGTGCTTCTTCGACAGTTTCTTCTGTTTCTCCACCGATTACTTCGCCGTCAACAACTTCGTCAGTAGTAGCCGTCGAAGTCACTTTTTCCGCTTCTTGTGCCGTTTCTGTAGTTTTCTTTTCAACTTCGTCGGTAGTAGGTTTATTTGTTTTTCTAGCCATGTTATCGCTCCTTTAAATGAAAAAGGCACCTGCTTTTAACAGATGCCTTAATTTTAAGTTTATACGCCTGTCATGCTGGCGATCGCAAAGGGCCGATAGATGATCGCTCCATAAGTACCAAATGCAAATTTCTGCTCCCAGCTGGAAGTATTTGGGATAAGCTGAAATGCACGCATTTTTTCAGAATAGCCAAGTTGTGCAGTTGGCAATCCTTGTACAGTCCTGGCAATCAGCATAACGCTGTTGCCGCTGGTTGCTGCCAATTCTGGCAATGTTACGAAACGGATATTGTCAAAGTATTTGGTAAGCATATCTTTGACGCTGACGTTGAAGTCAGTTGCTTTGCCCAGCATAACATTGACAGACGGTGGTACTGCAAGTACCAGGTCAGACTTTTCATCAATATTACCATTAGAGTTCTCAAACAACTCCGCCGCCAAAAGCAGGATATCGTTATAAATCTGCTGAGTGGTTTTACCTTCCCATTTAGTTACGTTGGTATTAACCACAGAGGGCGTCAAGGATGCAGGCAAATTTGGGTCATTGAGCAGGCCATATATTTCTTTGCCTTTGACACCATACAGATAAAACTTGTTCTGCTCTTTATTGATGATTGTAGCAGCGCTGCGTTGTTTTTCAGATGCCAAATTGATCATTGCTCTACCGGATACTGCCATTTCCAACTCACCATAACGGATATGGGTTTGAGCCAGATAGTTTTGGCGTGTCGGGTAGGTTACGTTGACGTCCGCAGTAGCGCCGTTGCCGTAGTCGGTATACTCGGTGCTTTCACCGGTAGCTTCCACAGCCTTAAAGATAGCGTTGCTATCGGTCCAGTCGCCTTTCTTCGTTTCACCGAAGATCTCACGGGCATTAGTCGGTGCTGTAAGAATTTCGACTACAGCAGGATCAATCCACGTAGTCATTACAGCCGGTACGCCGCTGTTAGGCGCAGTAATCATAGCAGCGCTATCCTGTAAAATACGCTGCATATTTTTTTCAGTAATAAAGCCTTGAGCGCGATCAAAGACAAATCCCTTTTCGCGCATCAAGCGCATTGCATCTCTTTCAGTAAGCATTATTTATGTCCCCCCTTATGCGCCAGCTGCCGGAATAACCGGAGTAGCTCCGTAGTTAGTAATAATCGCGATGCCACCAGCTTCTGCACCAGTAGCAAATGCCCAGTCGGTTTCAACCGAGCCGGCCACAGTAGCACCAGCAGCGCCACCCGATACAGCGCCGGTAGTCAGGTTTGCAAATACTTTCTGTCCCTTGGTTACTGCCGCAGCCGGTTGAACGTAAAAGTCCCCTTCGACCATAATGCATGGAGTACAACCTTCAGGCACAAAGTTCTGTGCAGGATCAAAGGATGCGATAGGATAAATCACATCGCGACAGACGAAGCCTAAAGGCTTGCCGGTACCGCTGGGCAAAACTTCGCCCTCATTGCTCGGGTCATCCCAGCAGAAACCACCGATAGGTACATCGGCGCCTGCAATACGGCCGAGCGATGTAGATACGATAGGATTGACAGATGCAAACGCACCCGGTACGCCCACCGCAGGATAAATATTTACTTTAGTTTGAAAATCAGCCATTATTTTAATCCTCCTCTACTGGATTTTTTCAAGACGTTCAAAAGCTTTCATGCTTACTTCGTCTAAAGCACTACGACGTCCAAAAGCACTGTCGTTAGCGATAGGATAAGCAGCTTTAGCATCAAGCAAAATATCAACCATACCTGCATAAGCAGCTTTGCTATAGTTGGCAGGGTCTTTGCCTGCTTGACGCAAAGCGAATGCATAAATATCCTCGGCACTGTCAAAAGCCATAGGGTCCTGAATAGTGCCGACAATAGGTCTTACTTTGGCTGCAGCGTTGTTTAACGCACGCAAGCTACCACGCATCTCTTTAGCAACCTGAGATTTAACTTTAGCGATAGTATCCTCGCCTAGAGCACGTTTTTCTCCCTCACGTTCATGGTCACGGTCAATACGTTTAGGATCAGCCTTTTCACGTTTTTCACCATACTTGACGCCCATTTCAAAAGCTGCTTTAAAAGCAGGATCTTTCATTTTTTCGTCAAGTTCATCGTCTTCGACTTTGACATCTTCGTCCAAGGCTTTTTTCATTCCCTCGGATTCATGTTCACTGTCAAGTTTCCGACGCTCTGCCGGATCTTTTTCCAGTTTTTCACCGTACTTGACGCCTTCTTCAAAGTCGTCATCCTCTAAGGTTTTTTCAATATCCTCATCGGCAACGTCTGCGCCTTTAAGTTTTGTCAGGATACCTCTGTAAGCTTCTTTGCTTTCGTCGTCCAGACCTGGCATAAACTTAGCTACGATTTCGTCAACGGTAGCGTTAGCATCAATATCAAGACCTACTTCCCGCGGGTCATAGCCCTCAACTTGTGCTTCAATAACGTTGACCGCTTTTAAAAAGCCGGCGCTGGTAACTTCGGATGCTTCGATGCCTAAATTAGCATCTTGCGCCAAACCGTTGCGACGGCGTTTAAAAGCTGTAATTCTTTGTCTTTTGGTCATTTGTTTGGTCCCCCTTTGTTTAATATTTAAATGTGGCATACTGTCTGCAACGGCCACATCAGCCCCTGCACGACCTTCTGCCACAAGCGCGACGTGGTTCCCTGATATATCGCGCATAATAAAGTCATAATGCACCTTGTCACCATTACCTACGTCATATTCTCCTGCTGTAAAGTCTGGCGTAAATCTGTACGCACAGGAAATTTCTCTCGCTGTGCCATCCTCAATAGCAGCAATAGCTTCAGCGTCAGTAACGCTCATACTGTTTTTAAGATACGGTGCTTCAAACACTGCATCTGTCCCTGTACTACCGACGGTATAATCCTTCTGTGGATTATCTGCGCTGATAGTATGGTGATCTAAAAGCAGCGGCAGCCCGTTAAAAGTCGGAGCCGCTTTTGCCAGTTCTTCAGGATCCCGTAGTCCGTAGTAAATACGTTCAGGGTCAAGACCTTCTTCTTCCCACCCCGGCAGCTCTCGCCCAAGATAGGGATTGACACAGGCCTTACTGATAGGCGTCAGCGCAACATGTAAATAACCGTTGTCGTCAATGTGGCGCACACTCAACTGAGCATCAAAAGCAATTTTATTTTTATCTCGATTCATTTTGTTTTCACCCCCTCTCTCTAAAAGTGGGCATAAAAAAGACGCCTACTTTTGTAGACGTCTGAGTTATTTAATCATTCATCAAATCCGGGCATTAAAACCTCAAATTGGCAGTTACAATATATAAGCTCACCCGGTTTGACGTTTCGGTGTACATCTTTATCGTACAACCCATCTAACAAAGGAAATACTTTCCCATTCATTTCAACGTGAGTTTTACGGCTGCTATATTTACCTGGCACGTGTATCCAACGACCTTTAGTTGCTCCTAATGCCTGTGCATTAGCAGTCACCAGTTGCTGTGTAGCTTTATTGGTCTGATCTCTGGCGATAAGTATAGCCCTGTGTCTTGTCTTGTCATCAACACGCTTTAAGACTTTTTCAAGGTATTTCGTCAGCGTCGCCCGGTCCCCACCACGTTTAAACGCACCTGCAGTGACCTTCTGTATCCCTCTTAGATACTGCTGCGGTATGGATTTAATCATTCCAACGTTTTCGGCAACAATCTCACTGATGAGTTGTTTCTGCGCTGCTGTGTAAGAAGGAGTTATCGCCATACCCACTTCCTTTAGCTTGCGCTGGATCTGCGCCATAGTTCGCTTATTGGTTTTATCCGTAAACCACTTAGCTAGCTCGCGACCTTTTGCATCAAATTCACGGTACCATTTCAGCCGCAAGGCTTTCATGATCTGCACCCAGCGGACTGATGCAGCGTCAGCAACAATCTCATTATCGCAGTAACGCTTTAATTCGTTTTCTACGTCTTTTTGCATCTTAGTAATAAGTTCTTCTAACGCGCGCCTGTATTGCAGTTCCCAAGCTATACTCGGGCGACTACGACCGAAAGTCTGCTGTTTCATAGTATAACTCCTATAATACTATCTGATTTTGGTCATAAAAAAACACTCATAAAAAATTATGAGTGTTTAAAGCGTTATTTATGCTGTTTTTTGCTTTTTCTGCCATGCTTCTCGTTCTTGATTTAAAGACAAGTCATTAGCTCCACCCCAAAAATCTGGTTCAGATTCTTGGAAGGAATCATCAATCCATTCACAAACGGGGCATACTTCAAAACTATCAACATCAGAAAAAGTATGTTCTTCACAAACGGGGCATATATGTTTTGTCATTTTTTTGCCTCCTTTTTCATTTTGCCTTCAAAATACTTGACACCCTGTTCTGGCTTAAACATCGTTTTTACCCCAGTAGCAGGGTGTGCCTTTACATAATCATTAGTCTTGGGGTCATACCGGCTAAAGCTGCCGTCTGCACAGGCATAACCTCTTATGCCGCCTTTTGCGCATGGTTTTTCGGCTAATTCTACTGCTCGCTTTACATAATCAGCTTTGCTCATATTAGGATATTGTTTAGAGTGGTCGCTTTTGCCGCCAGACCCCCAATGGTCATCTAGCGCTTTGGGGTTAAAAAATCCCTTGACCTTTAAGGTATTAGTCCCTCTTGCTGATGTAGTTATTTTATCACTTTTGCTTTTGCTTTTCAAGCTTCCACCGCCGCCAGATGTAAATTTACCATCTGCATCTCGGTCGTGATTGCTTTCGCTAAAGTTGGCATCTATTGTCACTTCTTTCCGTTCAATATCAGGACTATCGAGCGGATCAAGAGACAGGTCAAAAGGTTCTAACGGGTCAGTACTCGGAGCTGCAGGATCATAAGGTTCTAAATTATTAAAACCGCTGTCCGGATCATTAATCAACTGTTCGCGTACTTCTTCCGGAGCTACGACCCCAGCATCCATAAGCATTACATTAGTTTCAGCTTTAGTCTTATTATTGGTAATTTTAAGCGCTTCATCATCTTCTGATAATGGTGCAAATTTAAACTCTATTGCCGGATCAATTTCGCCAAACGCATTAAGCTGTAAAAGTTTGCATAACCTTGTCATAGGTTCGCCAAACATTTTCTGCTGTAGACTTTCGATATTATCATAGTGATTACGCAGGTCAGCGTCGCCTGTATTAAAACCTGCCGGTGAAAGTCCCCACATCTTCGTTACCGGCTCGTTAAACATCGCCGCAACATATTCCATTGCCTGCCTTACTAAATCAGTTACACCAGCCAAAGACATGGTCATAACGACCAAATCTTCTTGTTCTTTATCGATCGTAGCACAACCATCATTACTACGGTTTTGTACAAAGTACTGTATGCGCTGCTGCAGTGTCGTATCCATACCACCGCTTAATATTTCAGTCATATCAGTTTTAAAAACTGTCAGCGAATATTTTTCAAGCAGCCTATTTGCTGATTCTCGACAGCCAGTAAAATGACTTACTGCATCTAACACCTTTTGCGCTAATGATAAACCGAAAAAGTTATAAGCCGGTCGAAGAATAGTTGGCAGTGCATTTTCTGCGAAGTACAGCATCCTTGAAGCATGTACTGGTATCCCCTGCACATACCATAGTGTAGGCTTAAAATAATCATCTGCCATCGGGTTAACCGAATTATAATAACCAGGGCTTACTACATATGGCTCAATAAGTTTTACACCTTTAAACCCGCCTTGTTTGATAGTTTCCTGCGACAAAATCAGAGGATCAGCCCATCTATCCTGCGCCTCTCCAGTATCAATAAAGCCTAGCGTGCCGCCATAATACCCACAATAGCTAGAAGCTTTATTAAATATCGCAGGCAATTTATATTTCACAGCATCTTCGTTAAGTTTTTTGACTTTATCATCATTATCGTCAGCATCAGTGTCATCGTTATCACCAGTCCTGACAAACTCGCCCCATTTACGAGTCATTTCGTCAGACCGCATTTCAATGCCGGCGCGAACAATCCCAACTTGCGCAAGGCCTGTTAAAACACCATAGCCTACAAACATCGGGATACCTTCTGCGGCAAGCCCCTTGATGCTATGCTCTAAAAGTGACGCTACCGGAGCAAAGCAACTATCTAAAATAACTTGCTGTTCTTCCGGCACACCACCCAAAGTATAGGGCAGGTTAAAATCATCCGGACACAACATTTTAGGAGCAGTATCCGCAACTATCATGTTATTTATTTTCATTTTTAACGGTTTTGAATGCGGTTTCGTTCTCATTTTTACCTCCGTAATATCCGAGGATTAATTTTTCTTTTGTATCCTGTAGCCATCTTTTCTGCGATGCCAGTAGTAGCATCAGGTGCATCATCATGCGCATTTTTACCTTCACGTTGATACCGATTCATATCTTCGTAATATTCAGGCCACCGGTCTTTCCAATTTGCAGGAAAATAAATATGTTCCATAACCCAAGTAGCATTAGATAAAATACGCGCTTTCTTGTTAGCTGACTGATGAAACCAATTTATACGACATTTATTCCAGTTGTATTGTGTCTGTAAAATACTCCCTACATTACGCGCATATCCTCTACCACCATTATTACTTTCAATATCAGCATCATTTACATTGTTTTCAACAAGCATTTTTGCTTGAGCTGGCTCCGTAATCTCCATTGGTTCCTTAGTATATAAAACATCAAGTACATAAGCCTCTTTGTTATACTCGCCATAAACAATGCTGCACAAATAATCTTCGCCGGTATCGGCAGTATCGGTATAACATTTTATACTGCTAAACAACGATGTACCGTTTACATCTCGCGGAATATCATCATATGTTTTAAAACTGCTATATAAACAACCTTTTAAATCAATTGGTTCTTGTTGATAATTGGCCATAAATATATCTATACCTAATGTTTGTCTCTTAAACTCATACGACTTAGCAGAAAAGATCTCTTTACAGAGCATGGAACCATCATCTTGCTTGGCCTTAAGGTTGATATGCATTATTTTTTTACCTAATGCAGTAAATTTTGTTAGCACTTTGCCAGCTAAATCATCACTAGCCCAGCGCGTCATAATAATGATAATTTTGCCGCCTTCCTCTAAACGCGACAGCATTGTATTAGTAAACCAGCTCCAATGCTCTTGCTTAACATTATCGTTATATGCTTCTTTAGCAGACTTAATTAAGTCATCTATGATCAAAAGATTACAACCAAAGCCTGTTGCTGTTCCGCTAGGCGATGTAGCAAGATAATTATTATATCCGCCTTCCAAACTCCATAGGTTCATAGCTCCGTCACCAGCTTTTATTTTTATTCCAGCAAACACATCTGAAAATACTGGTACATAATCATCTGCTTTTTCTTCTTGTATAGAATTTCTCACACCTTTGGCAAAATTAGTGGACAGTGTTTCGTTGTAAGAACCAGTCATAATCTTATAAGTCTTATCTTTTCCCAATATCCACTCCACAAGGTTTTGTGCAGTACGACTTTTCCCAAACCTTGGCGGTAAATTAAGTATTAAAACATCATCGTCGCCTTCTATGAATTTCTGTAAATTATCACATAGTGTTACAATATAGGGTCTGTCTTCGCGGTAAAAATCTGGTGCCTTTAGTTTGCAGTAATAAAAAAACCTTCGCCGTGCTAATTCACACTTAGCACCGAAGGCAATCATTTTTTTATTCATTTTCATCAGCTAGCTTCATCAGTTGATCTTCTGACAAATTTTCATATGGGTTACTTTCATGTTTTAGAGTTTTTACCTCCCTAAAAAGTGAATAACGTTTCCCCAGAAGTTCCGCAGCCTTTATACGATCACTTAGTTGTGGTGGAAGATCGAATTGATCATTTTCTTCACCGTTCATAACACTTGTTAAAAATTTTAAAACATCCTCGCCTTCGGCAATTAGTTTTTCTTCTTCCTCTTGCTGCGGCTTGGAACGCTCATCTATATACGCGAGAATGTTAGGCTTGGTTAGGTTTTCACAAGCAGTTACTCTCGCCGTCTTTTCACTATACCCAGCCTTTTTTGCAGCTTCTGTAGCATTTCCCAACTTTATATACCAATCAGCGAACAATTTTTGCTTTTTCGTAAGTTTATCAAGCACTATCATCACCTTCTTTATAAATAGCTACAAGCGCCAATAATATCTCTATTTCTTTAAAACTATCCAATACTGGCTTCTTTACAAATTTCTGTTTTTTCGGATCCTTTTTATTCATAGGAAATAGTTTATTATATTCTGCTGTTGTGTAAAGACGGTTGAGGATAATAATAGTTACAGGTTTATTTAATTTTCGGCTATACTGCTGCCTACGATCTATAAGATATATTTTCCCACGCTGTGAAAGTGCAGTACATAATTTATTTATTTTTCCTGAGAATCTGCCCATGGTCTCATCTAACCTCTCTAAAAATAAAAGCACCTAACCTAAGTTAAGTGCCTTTATATTAAATTATGTACTAAATTTTGATGTATATTACCGTGTTTTCCCTGGCTTTTGCCACCAAATTATTTATGTGGTTTAACAAATGCTAACACAACGCATTATAATCATTTCATTGATATTCTTGCCCATGTTTTCCTCAAGGCTTCCCTTAACACAAAACTGTCGCCCAACGCCCTCTACCAACCTCACAACATTAACATTGCAACTGGGTAAACTCACTTCATCACCTTGCGGCCGCTGCATACCGTCCAGTAGATGCTATGGGTAGTTATCCGCATCATTCATACGATAAATTGCAGCTATCATATGCCATCATACGGCGAACGCCATAGCAAATATATTAGCATACGGTTTGCCACTTGCTCGGATAGTGAGCGGGTTACTGCGTATGCGTTATAAATTTAATGTGCGCCCTTTTGATCACTCCGGGCGCAGGAGCTGGTGCTATTGGTGATACCTTAAATGAGTGTAAATCATATTAACATTATTTTACATCTTATATTTTATCATGGGTTTAGGGTATCATTCTATATCATCTTTCTTAACTCGTACAATGCCCTCGAATGAATTCTGTGTATTTGCGCCCACTCATACCCAACTGCTACACAACACTCTTCCCAGCTTCGCCTTGAAAAATAATAACTTTTTAATACAGCCCTGTGCCTTTCGTCGGACAGTCTGTCGATTAGCTGCTCTGCTTCCATCCTTGCCCGCAGAAGCTCTTTACTGCGTTTTTCGATGTATCGCTCCACCTCAATGAGATTAGCAACCACAGGTGCCATTTTATCCGTATTTGCACCATATACAGGAGCAAAGGACAGCGAAGGTGTAATCTTTTCCGCAAGCGACCGCAAACGCTCCCGCTCATCTAGCAAGTCACTAATTTCTCCCGCAATAAAACGATATCTTTTTAGCTTTGCCTTTATCTCCTCTATAGTCATTTGCTACCCCCTATATCTACCGATGTATGAATATAGCGTATTTTTGCTCACATTCAGCTTTTGAGCAATCGCCGGAACATCCCACCCAGCAAACCCCATTTCAAAAATTGCTGTATGCACATCGCTCCAGTCAAACGCTTTAGACGATGCCGAATTTCCAAGCGGTTGAAATATCGGAATCCCACCGTGTTTATCCATGATATCCCTAAATACTACTTTCATAGTTTTGTGCGGCTTGTATTGCTCTTTTCCCGCGTCTGTTTCTTTCCCTGCCCTAGCTTCCTCACGCCTACGTTGCTGCTCTTGTAAATGAGCTAAACGTGGATCTGTCGATGTTAGCGGATTTGCTGCACCTTTATACTCTTGTACTGGTGTATGTTCTCCTCTAATACAAGGATTTAAGCCTATAAACGCACAATAATATCTGTCCCCACAACTTTTCAGCCTATAACATTTTTCACAATCTATCACGTTTTCAGCTCCTTCTACCGCATTATCATAGTCCATACTATATATTGTCCTATCTCACTGCCCACACCTATTGCTATACCCGTTATAATGCCTATTGCTATACCAATTGCTAATGCTGTTTTTTGACTTTATCTCGTCTACTGTCATTCATTCACACCGCCTTTATCATTACCTCTACCCTCGCGTCATCGGCATACCATTTGCTGATTTTAGCGTCAACAATCTGCTTGTCGTCTTTATAAGCAATACCGCTAAGAGCATCCGTTAAGATTTTAAATACGTTATCTACATCGGGCTTTTTAGTCGGACGCTCTATCCCCAAAACAGCCGCCTGCTTAAACTTTTTGCTCTTGCTTGACGGAATACTCATAAACGCTCTTATCTCTATTGAGAGAGCCTTTTCTGTTAGCGTCCACCCCTGCTCTTGCATTGCCTTTGTCGCACACATCTTGACGTAGGCTTTATAATCTCTGCTTTTGGCTGGATCATACGCCTTTACGAACCCGCCGTGAGTGCTAAATCTCGGACGGCCTTGTGCGCAAGGCTCGCCCGGTATGGTTAAAGTTAGTTCCATTTTTTACTCCTCTCTACATAAGCACTTTCCACACTTCATAGCACCTTTCTGTCTACAATCTTTCCATTGCCATTAAAGGTAACTTCTTCTGTTCGTATAAGCTCTCCTGCGGCGTTATATGTTCTTACGGTTTCCACATAACCTTTAATACTGCAATCTAACTCCACATCACACACCCTGCTATCCGTCCAAGTGCCCTCTTCTTCGTACTTAGGCAACCAGTGATTTCTGCGATGACATACCGGATTACATTCTGCTTTCCAGCGATTATATTCTGCTTGTCGTTTCTTTTCCATTTTTTCGTTAAAACTACGGGACATTACCTTTACTCCTCTCTACATCAAGACTTTCCACACAAAATAATTTAGTCATTTCGTCACCCCTCAACCGCTGCTACCGTCAAACAAACTCATTAGTTTCATACGCTATCCCTCGCTCAAAATGGAATGTTGCTTAAATCTTCTGCCTGCCCGAACGATTCAAACCCGCCTTTATCACCAGCCGAAGCTGCTGCGTCCGCTTTACGCTCAATAAACTCCACACCATTTGCGATTATTTCCGTTACCCAGCGTTTACTGCCGTCCTTAGCCTCATAGTTACGTATCTGTATTCTGCCCTCTACAATCAGCCTGTGTCCTTTCTGACAGCTATTACCTACCAGTTCGGCGGCCTTTCCCCATAACACTACAGGGATAAAGTCTGTTTCCTTATTCCCTTGTGCGTCTTTAAATGGTCTGTCTACTGCTAATATAAATTGAGCTACTACTTTACCCGTCTGTGTATACCGTACAGTAGGATCAGACGTTAATCTACCTAACAAAACTACTTTATTCATGTTATCTCCTCTCCTTGTTCAAATATCCATCGGGTTACAGTTCGCACAGTCCGGTTCGTTTTCTCCGTTCTCCTAATGGCAACGCCTACAACAATATTGCGATTCCCAACTGTCACAAACTCCCTCGCTATAGCAATCATCGCAAGGACATTTTTCTTCCATTATTTGCACTCCTTAATCATCACATATAGCTTTACCGTCCATAATAGCCCCACAATTCCAGCAATATTTCTGCTCTTCCTCGGGTATAAAGTCAAAGTGTCCATCGGTTGCAGCAGATTCACCACATACAGTACAGCAGCCATTTTTCCAACATCCTTGCTTACGTTCCTCTACTGCAGGAAAGGTCATTACAACACCAACGACTTTCATTAAACCCGCTTTCTGTCCTATAAAATATTCATCATTGCCTGCATATATTTCATTTCCCATTCCCTCTAAATATTTCACCAAAGCATTTTTATCTATCAATTCCATATTATTCACCGTCCTTTATTAGCTCAGGATTATCGTAGATATTGCCTATAACTTCTATGTCTTGTGTTGAATCTAAAACGTTACAATCAATACCATTCACTCCATTAACTGTACTTTTTAAAATAAAACTTTTTACTGCGTGGTTCCAATACACAATAAAGAAAAAGGTCTTAGAATTACAAATACTAACAATATCGCCTTCAAATATCTTGTTGCCGTTCTTATCACCAAACCCAGTACACTGACCAACAGTTTCAGGGTCAACTTCATGCATAACCGCTTCTGAAAAATCACCAAACTGATAATTTGAATAACTAATAATAAACGCTTTTTCTTTTAAAGGGTCGTCCTGTTGTTGTACAAGTGCCCCATATACCCAACTTTTAGTGATACTGTCTTTACCTCTAAATAATATTTCACGCATTTTTCTTCACCTTCTTGTGCCAAAATATCCAAAAACAGCTATAAAAACTACGGTCAATATAGCCATTAATACCATTGATAAATTCGGTCCTATTTCATACATTTTTCATGCCCCCTTGTCTGTAAACACATATTTTATGATTGATCATTTCAACCCTCCTGTGAGCAATGCTATTCCAAATAACGTAAGTGTTATAACCCCTATAGTGTGAGTAATGACATATAAGCGGCTATGTCTGTCACTACTGTCAGTCACAAGTTCCAATATAAACCAAAGAGCTGACGCTATAGTCACAGTAATAGATGCTGTAACAACACAATTCATTAGTAAATAAATAAAATCCATGCTATTTATTCTCCCTCTTCCTTTATCCACTAATCATCTTCTTGAATGCTCTCGGTTTCGTCTATATTTTCTTCATATTCACTTTTGCTAATTATCATAGCTCTTGTGCCACCGCTCATGCTTATTAAAGCGTTTATAGCTGTTTCTTCCCAATGGTTTAAGTCTGTCTCAGAAATGAATTTACTGAATTCTCCACCAAATTTCATGTAAATATCGTTGTCAGATTTCAAATAAATCGTTATAGTATATGGCATTGTTATTCACGCTCCTATTTAGATATTGTGCTCATTACAATGCAAGCTATCATCCAAAGCACCGTAACACTTATAAACAATTGATT